ACATGGCTTCAGTTGACACTCTCATGACCTTCGGCCTCAGCGCCGAGCAGGCCAAGGGTATTATCCTGACCAAGGACGCGACCTACGGCGTCGACGACCTTATGGCGATTGGCTTCCAGGCCGAGCTGGCGAAGTACATCGCCAATTTCGGGTCCGTAGCCCCGACGGTCGAAGGTCTTGCCGCTCTCGGCATGCACCCGCTGCTGGCGGTTGACGTGGAAGCGATCATCAACGCATGACCGCCACCCTGCTGCAGATCAACCAGGACGCGGCGGACGAGTGCAGCGTTACCCGTCCGGAGACGGTCATCAACAACGCCGACGAGGACGTGCGCCGGCTGCTCCAGATGTCCCGCAAGGGCGGCCGGCAGATGGTCAAGATGGCCGACTGGACGGTGCTCCAGCGGCTGCACACGATCACCACGGATGCGGCCAACACGACCGGGGAATACGCTCTCCCGGATGATTATGGCCGGTTGCTCGGGGAGACCGTGTGGGACCGCTCCGGGCAGCGCCCGATGGCCGGGCCGGTCAACCCGCAGGAATGGCAGAACCTGAAATCCTCGGGCTTCGGCGGCAGCAACATCTACGAGAAGTTCCGCGTTTACCGGGCCTCGACCGGGGTCGGCAGGTCGGTCTACATCCACCCGGTCCCGACGGTAAGCGGGGAAACCCGCGCTTTCGAGTACATTTCCAAACACTGGTGCGTCAACGCAGACCTTGTGACGACGCAGGACGACTGGGTCGCCGATTCCGATGTCGCCATTCTCGACCAGGACCTGCTCACGCTTGACCTGATCGTCCGGTTCAAGCGCTCCATCGGGCTGGACTTCACCTCGGAAGCCCAGGAACTGGAAAGCATGCTCTCGACGGAGAAGGGGCAGGACCGCCCATCTCCTGCGGTCAGCCTCAATTCCCATACCCGCCTGCATCTCATCGGCTGGGCCAACATTCCTGAGACAGGAATCGGCAGTGACTGACGCCGAACGCCAGGCCATTGCCCAGCTTTTGCTGCGGCAGGCGATGACGGAACAGCTTGGCCAGCCGAAATCGGCAGAGGAAGGGCTCTACCAGCAGCGTGTCATGTCGCAGCCCTTTTTCAGTGAGTTTGCGGCGGAGCACGGCGAAGCGCCGGATTTGAACGACCCGGAATACGACTACCGAGCGGCGCTGAACCAGCAGTCAATATCGGGCGATGTTTTCGGCCGCGACCCTTACGACCCGCAAATGACGGATATGAACTTCCAACGCGAAACGATGGGCGCGCCGATGCAAGGTCGCATCCATGGCGACAGCCGGTTCAAGGCACAGCAGCACCCCTCCATGTGGAAAGAGCAATTCATGCAGCTATCGGGGCAGAACCCTGACGCCATGGGCATCCAGGACGGCACAGAAGCCGATAGGATGCTGCTGTCCCGGAGGCTGCGCCAGTAATGGCCGCCAACCCCCTCCTCGCCTCACGTCTCCGCCAGCCCCGCACCGCGTCCATGACGCGTGAGGACACGCTGGACGAGATGCTGAAAAAGCGCGGCACCGACGCGCCCGACACCTTCCCCAACTCATCCAACACCCTCGATCTTCTCGACGCGCTCAACGGCGGCAACAGTTCGGGCGCCAGCAGTGGCTCATCCTCGCCCGGCGGCTCCAATGCCATGGACGTTCTGCGCATGCGCAACATGTCCGGCAACGGCAGTGGTGCGGGTGCGGGCAACCTTAGTTTCGGGCAGGAGGGTGCGTTTACAGGGCAGCAGGGCGCGGGGTGGAACGCGGGCGGGTTCACCCCGGCAGCAACGGGGCTGGGCGGTGGCCTGATGGCGGTTCCGGGGACATCGATGCTGGGCACGGCCGGCGGTGGTGCTGCGCATAGCGCGGGCGTCATGTCGGTTCCTGGCGGCCTTTCCAACGCGGCGGTAGGCGGCGGGGCTGGCGGGGCCTCTGGTGGGGCCGCAGGTGGTGCAGGTGGCGCAGCCGGTATCGGCGCGTTGGGGGCCGCTGCGTGGCTTGCTGCGCCCATCGCCTTCGTGGCGGCGATGCGGATGAAGCGGCATGCCGATAAAAAGGAAGAGGGCAAACGCGAGGAGGCCTGGGCGGCAACACTTACGCCGGAGGAGAGGGCGAAGCATTACTCCCCGGAAGAGAGAGCCAGGAGGGATGCTGCCGACGAAGCACACCGGAAGAAGATAGCCGATGAGACCGCCCTTGCTGGCTTACTCTCCCAGGGCGAGTAAACAATGATCCGGGCGCTTAAACGCACCAGGGGCGTGCCGATCCCGCTGGCCCGCCGCCGGTCGCAGCCGCATTCGACGCCGGCTCCCGTGGCGGGGTGGAACGCGCGGGACTCCATTGCCTCGATGAAGGAAGACGAGGCGGTCATCCTCGACAACTGGTTCCCCGAGGAATCCTGGGTCCGGGTCCGCCGGGGGTATATCGAGCATACGCCGGCACGGGTCTACCTGACGGACGAGACGGGCGAGGTCCTGGTTACCGAGGACGATCAGCCCATCGTCTTTACCCACGGTATCGACGGTACGGTGGAAAGCCTGATGGCCTACAACGGGCCGGCGGCCAACAAGCTCTTCGCTGCGGTCAACGGCGAAATCATGGACATCACCATCGCCGGGGAGCCTTTGGAGCCGGCCTATCAGAGCCTGTCGAATGACCGCTGGCAGCATACCATGTTCGGCAATTCCGCGGGTAATTTCCTCTACATCGTCAACGGCGAAGACGAGCCTCGGTATTTCGACGGTTCAACCTGGACGATCCCCAGCCTGTCCGGCTCCGGGCTGACGACGACGAACCTTGTCCACATCGCGGCGTTCAAGCAGCGGCTGCTCTTCGCCGAGGTCGGCTCCCTGTCGTTCTGGTATCCGGCGAATGTCGAGACGATATCTGGCACGCTGGTGGAGTTTCGCCTTGATGCTTACTGCAAGCTCGGCGGCTATCTCATGGCCATCGCGTCCTGGACCAGGGACGGCGGGGCCGGCATCGACGACCTCGCGGTGTTCATCACCTCGGAAGGCGAAGCATTGCTGTTTGCCGGCACCGATCCGGGCTCGGCGAATACTTGGGCGCTGATCGGCACATTCTACATCGGCAAGCCCATCGGCCGGCGGTGTTTCGTCAAGTGGGGGGCGGACCTCATCGTCGTGACCGAGAGCGGGTTTCTCCCGTTGTCCCGTGTCCTGACGGCGGTCGACGCCGAGGAAATCGCCATTTCCAACCGGATCAGCGGCGCCGTATCGGAAGCTGCTTTGACCTACATGAACAATTTCGGCTGGCAGGCCATCATCTACCCGACCCGCAACATGGCGCTCTTCAACATCCCGGTGGTCGAGGGGACGACGGTCTATCAGTACGTCATGAACACTACCACCCGGGCGTGGTGCCGGTTTACCGGCCTGAACGCCTCCTGCTGGGAAGTCTCGGCCGGGCACATTTATTTTGGCGCTCTCGACGCAGTCTACCACTACGACGATGACGACGCGGACCTGGGGGAGAACATCCAGACCGACGCGCTGACCTCGTTCAGCTACTTCAAGCGCCGCGGCGTCAAGAAGGCGTTGCGGATGGTGCGCCCGGTAATGGAGACCATCGGCTCGGCGTATATCGCCCTGGAAGCCAACATGGACTTCAAGCAGACCCTGCCCACGGCGGTCCCGACCTTCCAGGCGGATGAAGGTTCAGCCTGGGACGTGGCGGAATGGGATGTCGCCTCCTGGGGCGCGGGCGTGACGATCCAGAAGAACTGGAAGCGGGTCAGCGGCTTAGGGATAGCCGCGGCGCTGCGGATGAAGACCTCCACCCGCGGGCTGATGAAATGGAACTCGACAGATTGGCTTATAGAGGTCGGCGGGCCGCTTTGAGGAATAATCCATGGTCGTAAAAATCAGCGAATTGAACGCAGGCACGGCGCTGGCCGGGACAGAGCCTATCCCCATGGTGCAGGGCGGGGACACGGAACACACGACCCCGGCGGCGATCAAGACCTACGTGCTCAGCGATACGGCGCCGGTTATCCCGACCAACGGGGCGTCGGTTAATTTCGCAGCCGCCATGGAGCTGCTGGCGGACGTGTCCTCGGGCGCGGTGACGACCGACCTTCTGCCCGCCGGCTGCATTCTGCTCGGACTGTCCACCTATGTCACGGACACCCTCACCGGCTCCGGCGTGACCGGTTACACGGTGGGCGATGGGTCGGACCCGGACAGGTGGGGCGAAGCGGCTGCGGTCGCTATCGGCACCGCGACCACGATAGCAGACTGGACGGCCGTGGGCATCGTTCTCACCTCCGCTCTGGACGTGACCATTACGGCTGTGGGCGGGACGTTCGACGCAGGCGCGGTTCGGGTAGTGGCACATTATATCGATAGTACAGCGATTACAGGCTGATGGCGCATTTAATTTACGGCAAGGATGAACTGCTGGCGGCGTGGGCGGCGAAGCGGATGTCGCACATCGGAACGCAAGGGTTCGGCCCCTGCAAGGCGGTTGGCGTAGCTACCGGGGGTACCGCGACGGACCGGCTGATGGCGGTCTGTGTCTATCACGCATACAACGAAAGCTACCAGACGGTGCAGATCAGCATGGCCGCCTGCGATCCCCGATGGGTAAGCAAGGCGACGGTCCGCGACCTGCTCTCGTTCCCGTTCCTGCAATACAAGGTTTTCAAGGTCTACACCGTGACGCCGCACGAATCCGAGCGGACGATCCGGCTCAATCAGCGGCTCGGGTTTACCAAGGAAGGCGTTCTCCGCCATCAGTTCGGCAAGGGAACGCATGCCGTGGTCTGCGGGATGCTCTGGCCTGAATACAAGAAAAAGTACCTTCCCAACTGGGATGACGGGAGAAGCGCAATCATGAACGAAATGGTGCACTGATGGGCTTCGGTAAGGGCGGCGGCTCTTCTGCTCCTTCGGCTCCCGATCCGGCTGCGACCGCCGCCGCGCAAGGCGCCGCGAACAAGGAAGCCGCGGTTGCCACGGCGCGGCTGAACCAGGTCAACGAAAACACCCCGTTCGGCAGCTCCACCTATGCGCCCACGGGCCAGACGGTCGACGGCATCCAGCAGTACCAGCGAACGACCACGCTCGACCCTGCGGACCAAGCTGCTTTGGACAAGGAGCGGCAGATCAACATGCAGCTTCTCGGGGTAGGTGAAGGTCAACTCGGGCGAATAAACGAGAATTTCAGCCAGCCGCTCGACTTCTCCGGCGCGCCAGCGGCTCCGCAGGCTGACGATGCTGCGAGACAGCGCATCGAGGCTGCGATGTATGAGCGGATGCAGCCGCAACTCGCCCAAGAGGAAGAGGCGCTGCGCACCCGGCTGTCCAATACCGGCTTCTCCATGGGCACGGAGGGGTATGACAGCGCCATGGATGAGCGGAACCGGGCGGTGAACGACCTCCGGCTGGGCATCACGGCGGCCGGCGGGGCTGAGCAGTCGCGCCAGTTCGGCATGGAAAGCTCCGCGAGAGAGCGGGCGATCCAGGAGCAGATGACCCAACGGAACCAGCCGCTCAACGAATTGTCGGCGTTGCTGGGTACGTCGAGCGGTATCCAATTACCCCAATTCGCGCCCGTGCCGACGCAGGGTATCGCACCGGCCGACCGGACCGGGGCTGAGGCCTTGGCCTACCAGGGCAGCCTTAACAACTATAACCAACGCAACCAGGCCAATATGGCAACCCAGCAAGGGTTGTTTAATTTGGGCGGCACCTTGGGTGCCAGCTATCTCATGTCGGACATGCGCTACAAGACGGATGTCCGCAAGGTCGGCACCCTGGATAACGGCCTCAATGTCTATCTCTTCCGGTACACGCATGGCGGACCGCACATGATCGGACTGTCCGCCCAGGAAGTCGAGCGCGTGGTTCCTGACGCGGTTATCGAGTTGGACGGCGTGAAGGCGGTCGACTACCGCAGGGCCGTTCAGGCGGGCGCGCACGGCGATGTAGGGGCTTCCTATGCCACAACGTAGCGACACCGTGTATCGA